TTAGTTGAAAGTCCTTTACCATTTACTTTATCTACCTTGTTAGCTATCTTTGCTACTTCTTGCTTCTCAGCTGTTGTATAATCTTCTGTAGATAATTGTTTACCTTCAACCTTATCTACCTTATCTGCAATAGCGCCTACAGCTGCTTTGTCTTCAGCAGTATAGTCGTTAGTTGAAAGTCCTTTACCATTTACTTTATCTACCTTGTTAGCTATCTTTGCTACTTCTTGCTTCTCAGCTGTTGTGTAGTCGTTAGTAGATAACTGCTTACCGTCTACCTTATCAACTTTTAGAGCAATAGCAGCTGCGCTTCTTGCCTCAGAATCCTCAATAGCTTTATCTACTTGTGTCTTGTTGTAATAACCTGTTAAGTCTACCTCAACGTGCTTATTACCTAAGAACTCCCATCCTGTCTTCTCAGTAGTAACCATCCATATATACTCATCGTATACATCGTTGGCTCTAGAGCTTTCATTAGGAACCATGTAAATGGTATTGGGATTACCCTTAGCTGGTAGTTCTGTAACAACAAGAACCTTACCTCCCGCATCAGCTATTGCATCAGTTACCCACTGTTCTGTAGCTAAGCCTTCAATTACCTTATTAACAGTAGTTGATTTGTTAGCACCATTTTGAACGATAGGGATTAACTCATCACCAGCCAGTGTTGTAGCAGGGGTCATTTGAGAGATTTTAATGTCAGTTGCTGCCATTATTCAAATAAAATTAAATCACCATTTTCTGTAACCATAAATTTACCATCTTCTAATATAATGTTTGCCAAATCTCTAAAGATTAGACCACCATCTTCTGTAAGTATATTAACGCCAATTTCGGCAAGAATATTTCTAGTAACATCAGTAAGATAAATGTCTCCATTCTCTAACTTCCACCTGTCTATAACAACAGACTCATGTCCTTGTCTTTTGACTATTAGTGGATAGCTGCTGTTCTCAAATCCTTTTAATATTACTTGTCCATTGGCATCAGTCACGTACTCTTTACCCTTAAAGACAACTATGGCACCTACTAAGGGTAATCCAGTACCTTTATCTATAACTCTAACTACAACTGAGATAACCTTTAGATTGGCTCTCCCAATATGGTTACCAATGCCAATATAAATTCCCATGTTAGTTACCTACTTGTAATGTACTTTCAGGTACAGCTTTAATACCTATAACTAACTCTGGATTCCATCCAGGATAGAACACAGTAGATACATACTGACCTTCTGAATCTTTTAATAGTACCTCTACAGTTACATTATCTTCCGTAATGTTCTTAACAAGAACTGCATTACTTCCATAAGGTAACTCAAAGTCACCTGCAGGCAGTAGAGATAATCTACTTACTTGCAGGGAGGTTGGTCTTTCATTCTGATTGAGATTAATCATTCTTATGCGTTTTTAACTTCGTTATTCATTTGATTACCATCGAATAATTGAGCATATTCAATGTCTGTTCTCTTAGTATCGTTATCAGCATCACTTTGAGACTTGTCTCTTTGAGTCCTAGCATTATACCAGTTAATATCAGCTTCGTTCTGAACCTTTTGTCTTTCAATTTCCAATTTAGCTTCATTAAGACTTTCAATCTTACCTTGAGCCTGTTGTAATTGCTGTTGTAGTTGTTGGTTCTGTTGCTGTAGCTGTTCAAGCTGTTGCTGCATCTGACCCATCTCATTCATCTCCTTTTTCTTCTTAGCAAAGGCTTTAGTAACCTTAGCTTTAAGTTCAGTAAGACTTCTAGCTGTTAGAGCATCAACAATCATATCTGGGTCTAACTGACCGCTCTTTATAAGCTCAATAATGATTTGTTGAACGTTTTGCATTTCCTTCATAATCTGGGTACTTGGCACGATATGTATATCGTAATCAGTATGAGTAAAATGCTCTGGTAATGCAGTAAATACTTTCTGTAGTTTATCTCCTAAGATTAGAGTTCCAGTTAATCCTTTCTTCCACACTATCTTAGCTATATCAAGACAATCTCTAAGAATGTCTATTGATAATGTGTCCATAGTCTGATAGAATGGTTTAGTAATAGTGTATGAATTTCTAGCCCCAGCCTCTACGTTACTAACTGCATCTTTTTGCTGAATACCATTAAGTCTTTCTCTGAACACACCAGTGATAGATGATGTTTGGTCTTCCACTCTTTGTAGTGCTAAGTCAAAGGCTTGAATAGTCTGCACTTTAATAGTATCAGTAAATCCAGCAAATGAAGTATTGTTATTAAATGCCCTACCTTCCTGACTGGTATCTACTAAAGCTACTCCAGTCTTTTTAAATGCAATCCACTTCTGAATCCTTTCAGTAAGGTCATCACCTAATATTGTTGGAAGCATAGATAAGTCTAGCCAGTCACCATCAGTACCACTATTAGCTAAGATATTATCTCTAAAGTAAGTAATTAAGTCATACTTATCCTGTAGGTGAGCACATTGTAATACTAAAGATTGTGGAACATTGTCTCTATTAACCAGATATACACCATTAACAGACAACCCACACTTAGTAGGAGCATCCTTAGTTCTAATTACATTCTCTGATTTACCAGTAAGAACATATATAGACTGTCCTATCCTAACTCCCTCATATCTGTTTTGAACATACTCATCACCCTCTTTGTCTATGTCAATCCACTCCGTTTCATAGACAGGTAATAGCTTATAGTTAAATGACTCATAAGTATCAGCAGGAAATCCTGGAACAATACCTTTACCAGCATCTAGTCCAGCACCTTCTCCTTCCATAATAGGTCTACATCCTACTTGGTTTTCCATAGCTCTAATATACATATAGGAACTATCGGAGTAGTGTTCGTACATATCCTCTAACTCAGCTCTACTCTCATCACTTAGGTCTTTGCCATATTCAACAAGAATTTGCTGCTTAGTCATCCACTTCCTAATTACAACTCTGTAACTATCCTTTACATATGGGGATTCAGGATTCCTATCAACAAATGTATTTAATGGATTGAGAACATCAATACTAATATTAGTTCCACTGGCTGATGGTTTGACCTTATAGAATGAGCATCCAGTAACAAGTAAGTCTAATAACAGTGCCTTTAGCTTATTAGCTAAGTCAGTGTTCCTTGATTGGATTACATACTCAATAACATTCTGTGCGGCTATCTCGTAGTAACTAATAAAGTTGTTATTAATGTCTTCAATTAGCTTCTCTATGTCTGCCTCAACTGAAGCATCACTAACATTACCTCCTCCTATAAAAGCTAGAATTTGATTGTTCAAATGCTTCTGTAAGAATGTGTAGACTTGCTGGCTTATTTCTAACTCCTTCTGTCTAGTAATCTTGGAGATTGTTTCCTTATCTTTGCAAGATACCTTTGGAAGAATTGGAATGTCTAAATACTCTCCAATTAAAGCATCAACGTGTTTCTTTATAAGAGGAGTGAACTCAATAGAAGTAGGATTACCTATTCCAAAGTTTTCTTCAAGATACCTAAATTGCTCGGCATCTCTCTTACCGTTATAATAGTTGTATGCCTTCTGTAACTTCCATTTGTTGAAGACTAACTCATTTACAGCTTTGTCAATCTTCTCTATCAAATAATCATCACTTCTTTGCTTTGCACTCATCTTCGTAATCATATAATTGTATAGCAGTGAAGTATTTAGTTCTCACTAAACTTCTCTCCTTTAATTCTTTCTCAATAAACTTTATAAACTCCTCAGCCGTACCATCACATGCAATGGACAATGGCTTTTCATCTTTATTAAGTCCAAGGTCCATTCTGTATCCCACGTGCTCAGGTTCTTCGCCTGGAAATTTATAAGTGGTTTCGTAAACCTTTAGGACTCCTTGATATTCTACGCAATATAAAGATTTAATTAAATCTCGGATTGCTTGTTCGATGTCCTGTGTCGTCATAATATTGTGTAGGGAATAAGTTAAACTTAGGTACTATAGACTGTTTGTCTGGAATAACTCCTTTATGTTTTATGCCATATTCATCAGTCCAGTAGCCAAATAGCTTCAACTTCCTACCCCCATTATCAGCTTCCTGTGGTGGAATACCACTTAACTCTTCATCTCCTAACTCAGCCATACCCATCGCTGCTACAATATCAAACTTTCTTTTATTCTCATAAGAATAAGTAATAAGTTCATTAATCATTGGTTCAAACCACATATTGTGGCAGTAATCATTGATATAACAATCAATAAGGTCTAACTGATGTTGAATAACAGCTTCAGTTGCAGGAGCACCAAATTGTCTACTTCTACCTGCCTGTATATCTGACTGTGTAGCTCTAGGTCTCCTCATTAAGAATCTCTCCTCTTTCTTCTTAGTTCTAAACCAAGTAAGAATACTAATACGAGTAGATTCAAGACAAGCCTTACAGTTATAGTACTCAAGAATTTTGAGGGTTGTTCTATAAGCCTCTTCAAGATTATTAGGTCTGTCTTTGTAGATACAAACATACATTGGTTCTTGTAAACCAAAGCATCTCTTCTTAACTACCACACAGAAGTCTGATGGGTCTCTAGTACTATCAGATGTATCATTCATACCCATG